TATTAGAGCGACTGCTAGAGATTGTCAAGGATCGGACATTCTGTGTCATCTATGACGATGTTACGGTCGCAATCGCCTATGATATTGGCGACGGTAAAGACGCCCGGCTCATCCTGGAGGCAATGGACGACCTTGCCTCAGCTCAGGGATTTGACGACGCGGCGGCCCTGGTCGCGCACTATCGAGGCGAGAACTAGCCACTCCCCCGGCGGCCTAACCGTCGCCGGTTCGTGGGGCCGGGGATGTCCCGGTCAAGGGCGCACGTTAACCGGTACAGGCTCCCACACGTCAAGGACACCCCCGCCGCCACCGGCAACGCGCCCTAAGCCGGGCGGCGGGGGTGGGAGAGAGACGACGATGAAACTAGACGACAGAGACATCACGTGTGAAACCGATTACACGCCCCTCTCCAATGCGGAGTTGGTAGAGGCTATTGAGCAGCATGTGGCGATTATGTACACCTCGCCGATCATCGACTTCGACCTGGAATGGATCATCGGCCCGGCCCGCGCATTGTTGGCCCGCGCTGAGGCGGCTGAGGCGCTGGCCTACGAACGGCTTGAAAACATGCTCTTCGCGGAGCAACGAGCCAACGACGCCGCCAACGACGCGACTGACGCTGAATTGCATCTGCGACGCGCCGAGCAGGCCGCCGAGCAACTGACGGCCGAGAACCGGCGGTTGACCGCCCGCGTGGCCGAACTGGAAGCGGCGGCGGCGTGGCGGCCGGGCAGCGAGAACCCGCCCGCGCCCGACTGGTATCAAGTGGGCGACATCGGCGTTGGCGTCTATGACCTGTGGTACAGCGGGACGGCGTGGTATCGGAGTAGCTTTCAGGGTGCGACTTATCGCACGCCGCCTATGTCCACGCCGAACTACTGGCGGCCCATCCCGCCCCTACCCCCCGCCCCACAGGAGGCGACGCAATGACCACGCATTATCCCCCGATAGTTACCCCGGCAGATCGCGAGGCTCTGCGCCGGGTGGGGTGCTGCGCCAAGTGCGGCGCGGTTAAGCCGCTATTGCATCTGTATTGCTGGCCCACCAGCGCTGGCCTGTTTGTGTCTGGCGCGCCGATATATTGCCAAGCGTGCTATGAGGCCCGGCAAGGGCAGCAGGAGCCGACGCCCTAGCCCCATCGAAGTGACGGCCCCGCCGTGAACGGGGCCGGGTGTGTAGTGAAAGGAGAGTGAACGATGATGGATAGTGAAAGCCTGAAATTCTGGAACGCAATTTATGCCGCGAAAGATTGCGATAGCGACAAGCTCGTCGATGAGCTACGTTGGCGCGGATCGCGTGCTTACATTGTCGTTGAAATTGCGGGGTACACCCGATCAATGCCTATCAGCAAGGACAACGCCCGCAGCATCCTCAAAGATGTGGCCCATATTCGGGCGCTGGAATACGGTGGCGGCGTCTATCTGATTGCAGATGGTGTTGAGAAGTCCACCCCCTGACAAAGACGCCGGTGCTTGGGACACCGGCGGGCGCGGGCTGGAGACACCCACCCGACGCCGCGTGTAGTTTAGCAGTTTGGTAAATGGAGACACATAAATGTTAAATCGTACTATCGCTAAATTCCTGTTCTATGGCGTCGCTATCGTCCTGCTTGCCTGGACGAGTAGCCTCACCTACAGTTTCCTCAGCATGGCCCTTCCCGGCCAGATGTGGATCGTCCCCCTCTTGGGGCTTGTCGTCTTCGATGTCGGCATGATTAGTTGGCTATTCGTGTTCCTCAGTCATGCCGAGGGCGCTATCCAGCGGGCCGTGGGTATCATCCTCTGCCTGTTCAATTTCGTCGGCGTCGGCCTCATGACTATCTCTGAGATTCTGCTGAGTGGTCAGACGATGGCCGCCGCGCCGCAGATGCTCGGCACAATCGCCATTTGGGGCATTGGCATTTGGACGACCGTCAACGTCTTGGGCGTGCTGATTTTCCATCTTGGCGACCCCAACGCCCGCAAGGAGATGGCTATCCAGTCCGAGAAAGACGCCATCTTTGAGGGGGCGTTGACCGCGTTGAAACAACGCCGCGTAGACGCTCAACAGGCGTTGAGCCATGAGCTATCCGGCGTGATGTTCGGTGAACTGCTGGCCGACATCCGCGCCGACAAAGACCGCAACGGCGTGCCCGACATCATGGAACGCGGCCGGCAGGACGCGCCGCGCATTGTGGAACCGGAGCAACCCCGCCTGACGGCCGCCGACATCGCCGCCTTTCTGTCAGTGGCCCGCGCCGTTGACCCGGTAAGCAATTCTACCCACTCCCCACAAACGACCGCGCACCCCGCGCCGGGGCAGGGGCAGGGCGGCAATGTCGGCAACGGTGCGCCGGGTAAGCCACTCAGCGGAGGGGCCGATGCGCGAAACCCTACTTCGCGCCAGTAGTGGCGAGCGCAAGGGAGCGTGACGAAGGGGCCGTTAGGGTGGAAAGCCGCCCGACGGCGCACCCCGGCGGGGTGGGCAAAAGTCCACCTATTAGGGGTGGGCAAATAGGGGTGGGCAAAGATTCTCAGAGAGAAAGTTTTGCCCACCCCACGGGCGATCCAGTTTTGCCCACCCCTGAGCAACCGGCCCGGGGTGGGCAAAAAGCCGCGTTGAAGAAGCGCGGCCGACCCTCTGCCGACAAGCGCGGCGGGTGGATTGAGTTCCCGGTCAAGTCGGGCAAACGCTATCCGCGCCGTCGCCAGTGGAAAAAAATAGACGGCCAGTGGCGCAAGGTGTCGCTAGGCAAGGCCGACGAATTAGAACTTATGAGCGAACAGGAGTACCAGGTCTATGCAGAATTACGCGAACGCGCCCGCGCCGCCCGGCGCAAACATCGTAACGGCTGAGGCGGCAATCGAGGCCATCCGTGCCGCGCTAGGTAGTGCGTGTCGGGTGGTCATGGTAGTTTCAGGGGTGGCAGACGGTGAAGTGTCCGGGGTGGTCATGGGGGCCACTCAGGACGATGATTATGTCTCTAGTCAGGAACTAGCCGCCGGGGTGGTATACATCGTCGTCGGGGTGGGCAAACTGCCGACGGCGCAACCCGCCGGGGTGGTAGTGCTAGCCGCACCCCCGCCGTCGCACGCGGGCGCGGCAGAGGAGAAATAGTGATGAACCGATATAGGCAATGGTATGAAGATGCTCAGGCAGAAATAGAGGAGCTTAAGGCCACTCGCATCACCAGCCTCAGCGCCCGTGACGTGTTGGATTGGCTAATATTGCAACTTCCGCCGAATCATCAGTGGACGCACGTGCAGCGCGACAACTGGCTGGCGGCCTACGGCGCGATCCTGAGCATGGCTATTCGAGTGGATGACAGCCCCCCCGCGCCGCAAGAGGAGCCGACGCCATGATCACCGACTTCCTGATAACCCTGGCCGCCATCGCCGTCTTTCTCATTCCGGCCGAACTGGCCTGGCGTCCTTTCCAGCGTCGCCACATCGACCGGCCACTACCGACCGACCCGGCCGCGCAAGCCGCCAACATCGGCGGCATTATCGGCGGTGGGTGCGTCGTCCTGGCATTCGTCGCCGTCGTTGCCGTGGCAGTGCTGGCCGTGCTGCTCATGGCGTTGGAGGCTATGCCATGACACTAACAATGGCTCATGAAATGGCGACGCGGCGCACCGGGCGCGTCGGTCGCCCATTCACGCCGGAAGAAGACGCCACCCTTAGACGCTTAGCCGCTGAGGGCCACACGCGGCGGCAGATAGCCGACGCAATGGGGCGGCAATACCATTCAGTCCGTCACCGGGGCGACCTGCTAGGGATAGCGTTTCTGGCCTATGCGCCGGGGCGGGGTGAACCGTCGCCCTTGCCGCACTGCCGCCGCTGTACGATTCTGCTATCGGCCGCGCCGGCAGGGCGTGGCGATCTATGCGGATGGTGTGCCAATGACAACTGACAGGCTACTAGGTCTCATGGCGCTGGCAATCGGCGGCGCGTTGGGCTGGCTCATGTTCGGCCGCATCATGGCAACGGCTACGGCTCATAGCATCGGCGTCGATACCATTGTCACCATCGGCGCGGCCCTGGCCGTGCTGCTGCTACTGTGGGCAGTGGTCGACCGGTTGCGGCGGTAATGGGGGCGAGTTTTGGGAATTGGTCGGGAAACCTATTGACGACTGTAGCTACACATGCTATACTGTAGGTACAGTTAAGGAATAGATAGGAGACAGAGAGATGAAAACTTATTACATTCGGACGGATACTTTCTGGCAGAACTCACCCGACACATGGCACGGCCCATTCGAAAGCCGGCAGGAGGCTCAGGAATGGATTGACTACAAGCTGGACGGCCCGGAGAACTATGTCTTGGCCGGCGATTCCCCGGCTAACATCAAAACAGCAAAACGGATTCACGGCATTTACAGCAAGTCCGAAGCCCGGCGGCAGGGGATGCGTTCCCTGGCCCTGGGCGACGACGCAACCAACGTAGACGACGAACAAGAGTACGCCTACTAATGACCCAGCGCCCCGACATTCTCCGCTTGAGCCTCGGCGCTCAGGCGGAGCAACACAAGGCAGCGCTAATGGCGCTGGTGGCCGACCTCGGCATCCACGGCCGGAACAATGTGCCAAGTTTAAGCGAGCTTGTCAGCCGGATAGCGACAGCCTACCGGCACGCCCCCGACCGGACGGCCACGGCCATTGGCATCATCATCCACATCGCCGCCGAGGCCGAGCAACGCGACCCAATGGTGCGCGACGCCGACGGGCGCATCACAGGCGTCCGGCTTCATGGCGAGGACGGTCGTCCATTTACCCTGGCCGACGCCAGAGCCGCTAACCCGGCCGAATTCTGGCAATTCGCCGCCGCGATTGGCGGCAACGAGGAAGAGGAGTAGCCGCCCCCTAGAACGGTGGAGGGGTCGAGTACCCCTCAACCAACGCCCCGACGCGGTTGCCCAGGTCGCGTATCGCGTCCACCTGATACCGCGTCGGGGCGATTGTCTCATTTGCCCCGTCTGGAAAATCTTCCTCTACGATTTGCTCTAAGGCGGTCATGTTGCCCCAGAACATCGACAGCGCCGCCTTGTATGCGTCTACGTTCGCCGCTTGCCGGGCGTCGGGTGTTAGTCTAGGCATGTCATCCTCAGTGGTAACGCCGGGCGACGTAGGAGGAAACGCCGCCCGGCGCTGGAAGCGGCGCGGGAAACCGTAACCGCGCCGGGGTTCCTGTAGAATCTCATCAGCCTTGCGACGTTGGCGCGTGCTAGACGCCACGCCACGAACCCGATACTTACCCCTACTCCGTTCGCTCCGTCGCCGTACGCGACGGTTTTACGCCAATGAGATAGGTCGCCTGATTTGCCACCAGTGCGGCAATGAACAATTGAGCCAATTGCCAGAAGCCCGCCTCGTCACACGTCACCCCCACCTGCCACGGCGTATAGCACGCCGCGCCATACAGCAGCAACGCCGCAATGAGCAAGGCCCCGGCCATGACCAACGCCTTCCGCGTCGGTTCCAATGCCTCATACCACTGACGCACGCCGGGCGCGTAGCCGAACAACAACGCCAGCACTGCACCGGCCAATGATGCAATGATATTATCGGTCATCCTCATAACTCCTTGCCGCGTCTAGGCGGCCGGTTCTTCAATCAACTCTGCCAACTCTGCCAACTCAGCCAACGACGCCCGCGCCGCGGCGGTCAATTCCTGAATACGCTGCCACTCAGTGACGGGCACGGATACCCACTCAACAGGATCGGGCGGCGGCGGCGGCGGGGGAGGCGGTTCCCCTTGCGCGCCCGCCCTGACAATGTATTCAGTCATATTAGAATCCCCCTCGCGGCCGCTCTCTACGGCATAGGACTTCCAACTCCGATAGCCGTTGCCGCCGCCAGGCGGTCAACACAAGAGACGAGGCGCGGGTTTCCAGTGAATCGCCCGTTAACGCCCCGTCCATCCCTAGCTCGAATGCGATACCGTCTATCTCGTCTAGCGAGAATGATTCAGCGATGTGCCGGGCCAGAGCCGCCCGGTCACTGCCGCGCGTGGTCTCTGTGTTGCCACTGCCGCCCGGCCGCGGCGGCGGCTCTAAGCCCGCGTCCCTAATGGCGCGGGCCAATGCGCGGTTGTAGTCCTGCTCTTGTGCCAGCATATCGCGCAGCCGGTCGATTTGTTCCTGTTGTCGGTCACTGCGTTGTTCGGTGCGCTCTAACCGTTGCTGCATGTCGGCCAACGCCTGCTCATAGTGCCGGTAGCCGTCGGACGGCCCGCGCCGCCCGGCGAAGTAGGCCATGAGACCGACCAGGACGGAGATCAACGCCACGCCCGCCAGCGCCGCAATAATGGCGCTCGTGGTGCTACTCATGCGGCGCACCCTCATAACCGCGCCAATCGGGCGGGGTGGGGGATAACGCCACGGCAAACGCAGCCACAAGGACAGCTAGAATGACGAGCGCGATATGGAAGACGCGCAACGCCGACCACAGCGACGCCACCGGGCCGGGCATTCCCGGCCCAAGAGCGACGATGTAAAAGAGGATATTGTGCGCTCCCAATGATACCGGCCCGGCCAGATACGGCCGCGCCGTCCGCCAGCGCCGCCCCATTTCCAGCGCCAATAGCAGAATGGCTAGCCAGGTTGCTAGATTCAGCCATTGCACCACATCGGCGGCGGCGCGGATGGTGTCAGCCGCAGCGGGCGACATTAGATAGTTACCTCTGAGGTCATGTTACGTCTATCGTCCCGACGGCCCCGCCGCCGTCCACCCGCTTCAGGTCGCCCGTGGCCGGGTGGTTGTAAATCTTCACTACGCCGCCTTCGGCCGTCGGCGTGTCCGGGTCGTCCCGCAGCGGCAGATAGTCCAGTTCCAGCGCCGCCGACATGGAACCCGACGGCACTTCGTCGCTGTCGGCCGCCCACTGTGTCTCGTTGCGACTGGTCGGCGTGACGCTTGTCATCAGGTACGGCCCAATAATCACCCGCCGCCGCACGCGCTGGGTCACGGCGATGTAGCCGCTCTTGGTCACTTCGGCCGTGTCCGTGCCGTCCGAGACGGCGAGCGAGACGGTGAAGAACGCGCCTTCGGTGTAGGTGTGTTCCGGGTTCTGCTCGGTCGAAGTCGCGCCGTCGCCAAACGACCACAGCCAGCTTGTCACGTCCGGCCCGCTCAGGTCGGTAAACTGGACCGTCAGCGGCAGCGACCCCGCACGCGGTTCGGCGGTGAAGTCGGCCGTCAGCGTGGCGATGCTCGTCCCGACCTCAACGGCCAGCCGCGGCCACAGGACGGCCGTCGCCGGCGCGGTTCCCCAGGTAATCGTGTAGCCCGTCGCCGCCAGCGCGGTTGTGGCCGCGCCGACCGTCGCCCCGTCGTGGCCCGGCAGCGTCAGGGCGTTGTCGCTCAGGCTCTGCTCGTCTGTCGTTGCCGCGCCGTGTTCGCCGCTGATGGTGTCGGTGTACTCCCCATCGGCCGTCACCGAATGTAGCCCCAGCGTGCCGGATGTGGCGTTGTTCTTCGTGCCCATCTCCTGCCGCGTTGACGCCAGGTGCATCACCGCCTGAGGCGTCCAGCCTAGCGTCTCGGTCTGCGTGCCCGATCCGCTTGTCAGTAGCCCGGCCGTCGAGCGTGACGTGCCGAACTTCTCCAGGAGCACCATGAGGCTGTTGTTGACCTGCCCACCGGCGACGGTCAGCGTCAACGCGCTGCCCGTCCAGGCCGTCGCGCCGACCGTGCCCCACGTCGTCGGTGTGTAGCGACAGGGTAGAACGTAGTTATCGTAGAAGCGGCCGGTGAGCGAGGCGTCGGCCAGCCCGTCGGCGTGGTGGCGTTCAATGCCGTACTGGACACCTTCTCTATGAGCCAGGCCAAACGCGATAGTCGCGTCAGGCTGGGGCGTCATGGCCCACGTCGTGGCGAACCGCGCCGCGTCGGGCGCGAAGCCGCCGCTTACGTCAAGCGTCGAGCCGACGCCGCCGACCGTGACGAGGGCGGCGTATGCCTGATACTCAGTCCCCCCGGCAAACTCCACCGTCACCAGATAGGCCGCCGGCGTGCCTGTCCAGTCAACGGACATTTCAAGCCCGTCGGCCACCCAGCCGGTGAACGTGGCCCGGCCGACCTCCGCGCCGTTGGCGTCGATGATGACGAGGCACGCGCCGTCTACCATCCACCGCGCCCCGTTGGTTGTCGCCGCGCCGTGTTGCGACGCCACCACGCACGCGGCCTGATTACTCTGGCTGGTGACGAAGCCGACTGACATCAGCGACCCGTCGGCGGCCGTGTTGTCGGCCGTGGCCCCGGTCAATCGCAGAATGGCCCGGCTCGGAATAAGACCGCCCAGCCCGGCGGCCGTGATAGTCTGACTGCCGTCCGACGTCCGCAGCGCCGCCCGCGTCTGCCGGATAGCCACCGTCGCCCCGCCGCCCGGCGCGGTGACGATAACGGCCGCGCCCGCGTGGGTGTCGGACAGGCCGAGCGCCGTGTCGGAAACCGTTAGCTGAGGGTAGTACACCCCCGGCGTGGCGTAGGTGTAACCAGGGCTGGCGGTCGTCGATGTGCCGCCGTCGCCAAAATCCCAGGCGTAGCTATCAATGGTCGCCGCGCCGGTGTCCGATGATTCGTCGGTGAATGTCACCGCCAGTGGCGCAACGCCGGAGAGGGGCGTCGCGGAGAAGTCGGCAATGACGCTATCAATCGTTGATGCCTCCACCACGAGCGTTAGCCCGGCGTAGGTATTCGTCAGTCCTAGCACCGTATCCTCGACCACGAGCGCCGGCTGATAAACGCCCGGCGTCGTGTAAGTGTGAGTCGGGTTCGTTGTCGTCGCCGTGTCGCCGTCACCAAAGAACCACGTGCGGCTATTGATAACGGCCGCGCCGGTTGTGGTCGATGCGTCGGTGAACTGGACTTCAAGCGGCGCTACGCCGCTGGCCGGGTCAAGGGAGAAGTTGGCCGTCACGCTGTCGGTCGGCGTCGAGCCGACGGTGATAAGCGGCCCGGTGTAGGTGCTGGTCAGGCCAAGGGCCGTGTCCTGTACGGTCAACGTCACCTGATAGGTTCCGGCCACCGTGTAGGTTTTGGCCGGGTTGCGTTGCGTTGAGGTCGTGCCGTCACCAAAGTTGTAACTCCATGAGTTGATAACCGCCGCCCCGTAGGCTTGCGACGTGTCATTGAATTGGACGGTTAGCGGCGCGGCCCCGGACGACGGCGACTGGGCGAAGCTGGCGGCAATGTCGTTGGCAACGACGCCGCCGAACTCATGCGCCCCAATGTCTTTGTTGGCCCCACGACTGGCCCCGAAGTAGTCCCGATTCAGCGCCGGCGGCGTGAACCCGCCCGCCGCGCTGCCGTTGGAGGCCAGGTCGATGCAGCGAGTCGAGGATGACGTGAGCTTGTAGTTGTTGGGGTTGATGTTGGTCGCCGGTGCGCCCGGCCCGCTCGACCACGTGGCGGTCAGCGTCGCCCCGGCGTTCGCCAATGCCGGGCTGCCTACCTGGTCATTCGCCCCGCGCGTGGCCGCTATCTCGGACTGTTTCGACCAGCAGTTGTTACGGAAGACGAGGCCGCTCGAATAGCTGCCCTGCGTACACCGTCCGTCGGCGTGGCTGAAACGCATGTCGATGACGTTATTCTCAACGATGCCCCGGTGCGGCGGCCGTCCTTCGCCGGGCTGGTTAATCAGCAGCGCCGCGTCTTCCGTCAACGGCCCGCCGACGAGCGTGTTGTAGGCAATCCATAGCCTGTCAACTGTGGTCTTTTTCTCGTTACCGTCGATGAGGATGAGCGCCCCGTTGCCGATAACGATGTTGTTGTAAATCTGCGCCCCGGACTGCGCCGGATAGCCCTTCTTCGCGCCGCTGACCTCATCCCGAATCGAGATACCGACGGCCGCCTTACCCTTGCCGTTAAGCGTCTGCGGCAGGTTGCCGGCAAAGAACACCAGATTGTTACGCACAATCGTGTCCTTGCTGTACATCATATAGATGTGGATATGCCGGTGATTGAATGAGATGTTGTTCTCACAGACAATCCCCTCGCTGCCCTTGCCCAGGTCGATACCTTCCCCGGCGCTATAGGCGCAGATGTTGCCGGATACCAGGACGTTCTTGTACCGCGCCACTTTCATCGACTGGCTGACGCCCTCTTTCTCCAGCTCGTTGCCGTTCTTGGTCGGGTCGTACGCCTTGAACGTTGAGCGGGTGATGACGTTGCCGGTAATCTCGCAGCCGGTCTTGAGTGGCCCGGTGTCGCCCGACGACAGGCCCGCGTCATAGGTGAAGTCGATGCGGTTATTCCTGATTTTGATGTCGTTGCCGCTGGCGACGTACATCCCACGGCCGCCGCTGTTCTGAATGGTCAGGCCGATGACATTGATGCCGGTCGCGTCAATGTTGAGCATCGGCGTCCAGCCGCGGACGACCGCATTAGGAACGTCGTTGGGCGCGGGCAATGTCCCGTTGGCGCGGAATAGCCCATCATGATAGCGCCCGTCCAGTATCGGCGTGTGGCCGCTCTGGGCTGCCCACGTCTGGTTCGCTTTCTTCAGGTCAAGCGCCTCATTCCAGGTCGATGACTGTAGATAGATGGTGTCGCCCGCGGCCGTGTTGGTGTAGGCGTAGGCCAGTGTCTTCCACGGCGAACCGCTGGACGTGCCCGCGTTGGCGTTGCTGCCGGTTGCATTGTTGACGTAGCGCGTCGCCATGCTATAGCTCCTGTCCTATCAGGCGCGGCACGCCGTCGATCTCTTCCATGAAAATTTCCCACCTGCCGCCGTTCTCCGGCTGCGGCACAATGATATGCGGCGGCCCGGCGTTGACGTTGGCAATGCCCATCAGGGAGTTGTTCGCCCGGACAAGCGCCTCCTCCAGCGCCTTCACGCGCCGCTCCAGCCTCTCGATTCGCGCCAGCGGATTATCAATGTAGTAGTCGCGCCCCCTCTCTCTCATTGCCGCTCCTCCGTATCGTCGAATACCAGACCGAGCGTGCCGTCGCCCGGTGCGTAATCCATGCTGATAATGAGCGCCGGGTTCGACCGCGCCGACGGCCGTTCGGCCTCCAGCGTCACAACCGACCCTACGCCATAATCCCGGAGGCGCCCCGGCGCTAAATCCAGCGCCGCGCCGCTCGTCCGCAGCCTGGGCCAGGCCACCTGTCCGAGCCGGTTGTGGGCCGTGTGTTCCGCCTGCGCCGGCCCCCACTCCTCGACGCCGGTCGGCGTGAGCCACTCTTCCCGGCGGCCGTAGCGGGCCACGCTGCCGCTTTCCGTGGATGTCCAGGGTGCATCCTGCCCCGGCACGGCCGTTTTGATGACGTTGGACACCGGCCCCTGCTCCATTGTCGTGGCCCCGACGAAGTTGTGACCGCCGATGAGAGCGACGACGCGGCTATCATCCCGCCGGACGCCGTGCCAGGCGTCCAGGTAGAACTCGATACGGCCGTTCTCCCGCCGCCCCTTGACGATGTAGTGCATATCCGGGTCAAGGTCGCGCAACCGTTGCGCGGCCGATGCGACGCTCTCTTCCTGTCCGAACGTCACATCTACCGTCGGCCCTTCCTCGCCGCCGACCTGCTCGGTATGGACGTTCATATCGCCCCGGAAGTGGACGAGCGACCGCAAGATGTGGGCGGCCTGGTTCGACCACTCCCCCCGGTAGTAGCCGCCGTCTTGCGCCAGCAGCTTCCAGTTGAGAACATACGCCGCCTGATACATCTGCACGCGGGCCGAATACGCTGAGGTCTCGCGCGGGAAGTCGATAACCCCGCCCCACGGCTCTAGTCCATTCTCGAATTCAATCAGCACGCGGTTGCCGTGTTCAATGAGCCACGGCTTGTCGCGGGCAATGTCGGGCGGCGTCAGGAGCGCCGCCTGGCCGTAGCCATCCATGCGCCAATTGACGCTTTCCAACTGGCCCCATAATTCGCCCATCACCAGCCCGTCGCGGTCGGCCACGGTAATCAGGTAGCGCGTGGAGGCGAACGGCCGCCCGATCTGCATCGACCACGCGGGCGCGGGCGGCTCAACGCCCCCCGTCGCCCGTCGCCCTACCCATAACCCTGCCGCCCGGTTGCGTGCCATGTGCTATCCCAGAAGAACGAACGTGTCACCGACAGTGAGCGCCCCGGTCATGGTTTCGACCGTAAGCTCCTTTGTCGTCCCGTTGTAGGCCGTCACCAGCTTGCCGCCCTCGCCCGCCCGGCTGCCGGTCAACACAACCAGCGTCTTGCTGATGTAGCGCCCCGTAGCCGTCGAGGGGAGGTCGGTCGTGATGACCGTCGAGGTGTTGCTGCCGGATGCGACCGTGCCCGGAATGCCCGACTTCCAGATCGCCAGCGCTGCGGCCCATGTCGCCGCGTCGGAGTTGATGCCGGTCAGATTGGCGTCTACCACATTGGTAACATCCGTCACCGCCCCGATGGTCAGTGTCGAGGCGGTGTAGCTGCCGCTGCCGTCAAACGCCTTCTTCAGATTGTTGGCGGCCGTGGTCGAACCGTAGACCGCCGAGCCGTCGCGGGCGTAGGCCATTGCCAGCCCCGCCGAACCGGCGGCCACATGGTCGGCCGTCGCCTCATCCCACACCGCGTCGGCAATGTCAGCCGGCGTCGCGCCGCTGCTGCCGGCGATGTCGTTGAGGATTTTCCCGGCCGTGTCGGCGTCGGTATAGTCGGTCATGATCGTGCCCCACGGGTCACTGGCCGCCGCTTCCAGATACTCCCCGAACGTACCCGCCGATAGATGTCCCTCGGCCACCTCATCCCACACCGCATCGGCAATCGCCGCGGCCGTCGGCGGCGTGGGGTTGTAGCGGTTTTCGATGGAGAACGCCGCCAGCACCGCATTGACCGTCTGTCCGTCAATCGTCGCCCCGCTTAGCACCACCGTGTAGTTGTTGGCCGTGGCGTAAAAGGCGTCAGTCGTCACAATCCGGCAGAAGTGAACGCCGGTCAGACTGTCAAAGTCCTCTGTATCAGTGACGCCCGTTGTCGTCTGCGTCGTGGAGTTGCCCTTGTAGACGCTAATCGTGCCGTTCGTGGCGCGGGTGATACTCGCGCCGCTGGCGTTGTTGCTGCTCCACATGAAATCTACGGTTGCCTGTGATGCGAAGTCGCCCAGGTACATCATCGCGCTAGTCCACCTCCAACTTTACTTGTCAGCCGCACGGCGGCCGTCTTGCTGCTTGCGCCCCCGGCCGGCGGCGTGTAGGTAATGGTCAGTTTCGCCGCGTTCGCTGAGTTGTACTCATAGGGTCGGAACCGGAAGTCATTGGACGTGCTGCGGGCGTCCAACAAAATTGTGATCGCGTTGCCACTGGCCCACCCGCCCCGGTCGATAACTTCCTGAATCACGGCGCTCAGGTCGCCGGGCGACTTCCAGCCCGTGCCGATGTTCGTGGCCGTCCAGACCACAGAGGCCGTGGTCGTCGTCCGGCCTGACAGGTTGCTGGCTGAGGTCGTCGGCTGCGCCGAATTGTCGGCGTCGTCGGCAAAGACGTTCACATCCGGGTTATCGTTGGCTGTGGTGTAGACATCGACCTCATAGGTCGCGGCCGTCACCGTCGAGCCGGGCGGAATCGTCACGCCGGTAAAGCGCGTTGCCGCCCACGTCCCGGCCGAGTTGGACGGCATGATGATGCCCGTCGCCTCGTCCAGGTACATCGTCGTCGCCACTTCGCGGGCGTCGTCATTCCCGGCCGCTACCTGCAAGCTCAACGTTGCCATTAGCCGCACCCCCCAGACAGTCGTAGCCACTCGGCCGCCAGTCGTTCGCCAAACGTCACGACACCGGCGCTATCGAAGTGAATGTTGTCCGCCTTCGTCGATAGGTCGCGGGTCTCTACCCAACCCACGCCCGGCACGGTCGCGGCTACGTCTACGATAGCCTGATGCACCGTTGCGCCGCCGTCGTCTAACTGTGTGTGACTGTCCATCGCTACCACCGGCATGGCGGGGGAGTGCCACTCATTGCGCCAGGCGGCAATGAGCCGTCGCAAGTTGCCCTCATATCGCACCGCGCCATAGGTATAGCGGCTGTCGCGTTCCACCTGTAGCCAGAGTACACCGGCATACTCCACCGGGCCGCCGTAGCGGGCGACGGCCTGGGCCACCGTCTGCGCCAGCGGAGCGTACTGCGGCGGCTTGGTCGCGTGCCCGACGGCCGCCATGTCGCGCTTCCATTGGGCATTAGGCGCGGTCGGTTCCCAGGCGATAATCGACGTGCCGCCAAGATACCGCTTGGCGACAATGACCGTGCGCCCTGGACATGCCGCCCGAATGGCGCGGGCAAAACTAAGCTCTGGGCCGAACGCGCCCCGATAGGGCTGCATCGGCCCCAGGGTTTGCGTTTTCGTGTGTTGCGGCGCGTAGTAGAACGCCCCGCTCACCGGCGCGGCGTCGGCCGGGGCAACCTGTCCCGGCGCGGCCTGCTGCCCGGCGTTGGATTGCCCGCTCATGACGAATAGCAGCGCCGGCTCCGGCTGGGCCGCGGCCGTAGCCGCCACCGTCGCCAGGGCCAGAAGCGCAAGGGTTGTAACTGCGGCTTTTATGTGTACCACCTCGGCCGCCATGATAGATAGACCTCCATCGCGCCCATGCCGTCCTCCTCAAACTTGATCGAGTTCGTGCCCGGCGCGAGGCTCAGAAAGTGCGGGCGCGGGGCGTTGCGGGAAACCACGTCATAGCGCGTGCTGCCGTCGCCGGTGTAGATGACCGTCCGCTCTTCGCCGTCGATGACCAGCGTCTCGTTGGGGGCCATGTCGGGGAATTTAATGGTGATAGCCTCGCCCGTCGTCTCGTTGGTGATGGTGAAGTCGAGGTCGTAGTCTGTATCTTCGGCCCCTAGCGTAATGGTCGGCTCATCGTAGAAAGAGACGTACATCTCTTGAATGTCGGCCTGGACGTGGTTCGTGCCGACGAAACCCCACCGGACGCGCTGCGGCGGCAAGGTTCCCCCGAACTGCTCCCAGCCCGCCAATATCGGGTTATGGCTCACGTCAAATGTCTGGTTCGGCGGCGGCGGGTAGACCTCCGCGCCCGCGTCCCAGGATGTGGACTGGTCGAAGGCGTCGTCAAGGATGGTCAGACGCGGCGCACCGGGATAGGTCTCCTCATCGGCCGCCACCATGCGCCGGCCCAGCACGCGCACGTTACTAATCGGCAGGGCAAAGCGATTGGAGAAGAACGCCATTTCAGCCCGCCCCGGCCTCAGCCCCAGCGCCCGCCACGGCAGCGTCCGCAGGTCGCTATACCCGCCCGCGGCCGTCGAGGCTGACGTGTACCACAGGTCATTACTCTCCCCGCCCCACTGCGAGTACTTCCACGCGCCCGGCCGCGTCGGGCCGCTGTTGAACCCGGCGCGGGTTGAGTTGTAGTACCACGTGTCGTTAGTCGATAGTTCCAGGTCAAGGTTCGGCAGGAGGTCGTCGCGGCCCGGAACCGGCGTCGGCGTGGTCGCGTTCGGACCGTAGAGGATGTAGCCGACGTAGACCGTTCTGGCGAGTGAATCCGCGCCATGACTGGCGGCCGTCGTGTCGAACGCCCCACGCCCGACGCTGTAAAGCTTCGTATCCGTGCGGCCGCTATAGGTGATGATTTCGCTGTCAATCATCAGCGCCCCGGACGGCGGCAGGCGCATCCCGTCCTCTATGGCTATCGTCGTGGCCGACGCACCGACGGCCGCCATCAGATACACCGCCGCGCCCGGCGCAAAGTTGACGGTGATCCAGACCTTCGTTGTCGTGCTGCCAAAACCGCCGAAGTCGCGCCGCACAAAGGCGCTGTTCATAAACGTCACACCGACGTTGGTCTCGTCGGTGATCTTCCCCGCCGACAGGAGTGCCGACGTATTCAGGTTGTCCGGCCCGCTCACGTCCACCGTATGAATACCACCCGTCTCGCTACGCCAGTCGATGATGAACCGGCGGCGATACTCCCAGCGGGGCACATCCTTGTCGCTCGTCGGGGTGATGTGAATTTGCGGCAACACGTCCAGGTCGCCCGATACGCTGACCGAGTGCGTGGCCGTGGCGGTTAGCTCAAACGTCTCGAATTCGCTATTGACGCTGCGCCAGCGCACGTCGTCGGCCGGCTGCATCCGGGCCGCGAACCCCTGCCCCACCTGCCCGGCTACCTGGTCGGGCTTGATGACGACCATGTTCATGTAACGCCGCCGCGCCGTGCCGGTCTGGTTCTCAATCGTCACCGTCACCGGGGCGCGGGTGGTGTCCAGCGCCCGCATGAGCGCCCGGCGGCGGGCGTCCAGGGTGTCGGCGTCAACGCCTTCGCCCACGACAAGGGCCGTCAGGATGTACTCGCTAACGCCCGGCGCAACGTGAATGGCGGCCGGCGAATCGTGGTCGCGCGGGGCGCGGGTCACAACCGCTTCCGGCTGAATGTAGGATTGCAGCAGCGTAGCCTCATAGCCGCTGCCGCTTTCCACGTTGAGGTCGCCAATTGAGATAACCCGCGTCGTGTATGACACTACGCCCCTCCCTGATATAGCAGGCCGTTGAAGAACATCTGGCGCACCTGGTCGGCCGTCGTCCCGTCGGCCACAGAGATATGCAGCCCGCCGTAGTTGTAGAGCGTCTGCGCCGGGGCCAGCCCGCCCGCGTCAAGGCGCAACGTCTGATTCAGTCCGGCCCGCAAACGACTTTCCAACTGCCGTGCATCGGCCAGCCCGACGTTGGTCATGCGGCCTAGCGCGTCGCGCACCCGGCTCTGTACGTCGCGGGTGTAGGACAGCCCTTCGGCTAACCCCTCCATGACCTGCTCGCCTATGCGCTGGAAAACGGCCGACGGCGACGCGATCTCCAGTTCGTCATTGGCACGCTCGATAAGCTGCCGCGTGGCCTCGGTCATGGCCGCCAGAATGTCGGTCATGGAGGCGTCAAGCCCCAGCGTCAGGCCGTCCAGGATGTCGGCGCCCAGGTTGTTCTCGCGGATGAGGTTCAGCAGGTCTACTTGCGTCTGTAGGAAGTCAAGCCGCGACCGCTGTTCTTCCAGCGCGGCCAACTCCTCTTGCTGCCGGACGTATTCGCGTTCCAGCTCATTGCGCTCGTGGGCCAGCCGGATCGCCTCGTCCAGTCGCAAGCGGGCGTCAATGTCGTTGGTATAGTGCTGGTCGCCGCGCAACGTTTGGAGGAAGTAGGCACGTTCGTCGGGTGTCATCTCTAGCAGGTTATCCACCCGAATATCGCCATATGCCCCGCGCAGGGCGTTCATCGCGGCCACCATCTGCGCCGTCGTCTCGTCTATGTTGGTTGCCAGCGTGTTAGACTGTAGGCCAAACACGCTATCGCCAATACTGAGTAGTCCCTCGGCCGCCTCTCCTAGCGCCGCGACAATACCGAACCGCTCAAAAGCTAGAAGTTCATTTAGGAACGTGTCTCGCGCATCCCCGGCCAACGTCCTGAGCCGCTCCATCATGGCCCGCTCCGTGCGCTCCACGCCCACGATGACGCCATCAATCAGTTTGCGGCCGATGTCCATAAATACCCGCGACGGCGATTCAATCTTAAATGCGCCTTCGGTTGTACTGGTCGCATCGGCGGCGACAGATTCCATTGTCGATTGCAACGCGCCGCGCCGCGATTCCACCCCGGCGATAATGCCGTCCATAATGGACTGACCGATACCCTCAGACGCCGCAATCGTCGCATCCCAGGCGTCGGTAGTGGACTGGCCGATGCCCTCCATCGTGTCCACCGCCTCGCCTTCCATGCCGGCCGCGCCCTCAATCAGCCCGGCGATGTCCTGCGCCCCAATCTCGGCAAAGACACTAGAGGGCGACTCGATACCGTGGGCGACGCGCACCGCGCCGGTGATAGCGTCGGCCGCGTCGGTGGCGGCCGTCGTGGCCGTATCCAGACTATCGTTGATTCCCTGCGCCACGCCTTCGGGTACGCCTTCGCCGGCCGTAATGGCCTCGCCCCACATGGCAAGGCCCATATCGGCCACGTCTTGCGGGACGGTCGTCGCCATCGTCGCCGCTGCCGGTTGTACGCCCTGCTCCATTTTCAGGATAAAGGCGTCCAGATCGGCCAGCGCCTTGTCGATGGGCATGCCGGCGGCGATGGCCGTCGCCAGTTCCTCGATTTTGACCTTGACGGCCGCCGCCTGTAGTACCGCTTCGGCCTGGGCGCTAGACATGATGCCCGTCGCCGTGGCGTAGGCCGTGATAATCTCTGGCGCGGCTTGCATCTCTACTAGCTGGTCGTAGATGCCCTGTCGCACCGCGCTTACGTTGACCGATAGCCCCTGCTGCGAAGTGGACACGTCATTGACCGCCGGCGGGATACCGGCCAGCAGCCCCTCGTAATGCGCTATCTCTCCGGCCGTCTCGGCTATAGCCTCGTCGAGCTTGCCCTGTTCCATCCCGAACGTGCCGACGCCGTTGGTCAGGTCGAAGTATTTTTGACGTAGGCTTTCCAGTTCGCCGGTGTAGGCCACCACCGCCTGCCGCTGCGCCTCAGTCGGGCCGCTGACTTGCGTCGTCACGCTGACCGTTTGCGCTGGCGTAACCAGTGGTTCATCAGCGCCTTGTAGCTCGGTCGTATAGTCGCCTTCCACCGCGCCGAACGCGGCGGCGTAGGCTTGCGCCCGCTGAGCCGCTTCGTCTAGCGCCGCCCGCGTCCTAGCGGCCTTGTCGGCCACCGCGTCTAGTTGGTCGCCAAACTTGCCGCCGCCGATAGTTGCGTCTTTGAACCGCTCCCCGGCGATGGTCAGATGTGTAGCTAGGTTTAGCGCCGTGCCGGAAAACTCCGCCGCGGCTGCTCTGGCCTCAGCTGCTTTTTTAACAGCCGGTGCGTAATACTCTTCCCACGCCTTTGGGTCGCGCAGTTTGGCGCTCATTTCCAGAAGCTCAACCTCTTCGCGCAACCTCTGGATCGCTTCTTCTTCTTCTTCTTCGCGCAACCGGCCGGAAAATAGCGCCTGATACTCCGCCTGTAGTGCGGCAAGGTCGCCGCCAAGTTCCTGGTATGCCTTCCCCAGCGATCGCACCTCGGCCATCTTACCAAAGCCGACCAGCAGGTTAAGACCGGGGCGAGACGCCGCCGCGGCTAACTCGCCCGCGCCGGCGGCGGCGTATTGCATCTGCTCGGCAAGCTCCTCCGTGCTATTGGTAAGCTCCTCTACTTGCCCTAACAACTGGTCAGTAAAGGCGGTAGCAAACGTGTCTCGAGCCTCTGCAACGGCCGTTTGTAATATCTTTAGCTTGCCCGCCGTCGTCTGACTGGCGTCGCCAAGTAACTCGACTTTGGCCTCGCCCGCCTCAATCACGGCCATGTCGAACGCGGCGTCCGTGCTGTAGCCCTGCTCCTCTAGCTCTTTCGCCCGCTTGGTCACGTCCTCCACTGACAGGCCAAGCGCGTCAAGTCGCATCTTGGAATTGTTCGCAAAAGTCAGAATGACTTGTTGCATATCCCAGCCCAGTTTACCGACGACTGTCGCCAGTCTAACTGTCTGGTCTTCCGTCTTGCCCAGGCCGAGCGACATGATGTCCGTGGCCGACGACATGAGTTCGGCCGAGGTCATCATGCCGTTGGTAGCCTCTTGCAGCCGGGCCATGAGCGCGTCGCCGCTAGAGCCGATGCTATCCGCCAGTCGCTCAAAGCGGTTTTGCATGGCGTCAATCTGCGCCCCGCGCTCGAATGTCTGCCACGCCTTGCCCATCAGGGCCACGGCCGTCTGGACGCCCGCCATTGCCACGCCGACGCCGACAAGTGCCTTCGTCGCCATGCCGCCAAACTGGGTTAGCGCCGACTGGGCCTGCTTTACGCCCTTGTCAACGCCAGCGGCATCTATCTCTATGCGCCCGCGTGCGGTTCCGAGGTCTACGGTCATAGTCTAGCCAGTGCGCTCCAATCGCCCGCCCCTGCGGGCTTACCCTTGCCGCCGCTGTCGTCTAGCGATTCAATCAGCACGGCCGCGTCGAATTGATACGCCGCCCATTCGTCGTCGATACCGACAATGGCGCTAGGCCGCTGGCTGTAGGTTCTCGCCATCAGGTGCAGCAACATCACTTCCGTTCGGTTCGACAGGAAAGGATTGAACCGCCGCGACCGGCCGGTTCACCTCCATAAAAATCTCTTGCTGGTCGAGGAAGTCGATACTGTCCAGGGCGATGCTGTCGCCCGCGCCGTCAACCGTCACTTGCGGGTCAACGGCCACGGCCATAACAACCGCGCCCACCGCCTTGACGTAGGCGGCCGTATCTTCTTCGCTGTACTCACCGCCCTTGCGGGGTTTCATGCGCGTCGCCCGCTGCATCAACGTCACCGGAATAGTGCCGCTGGCGATGAGGCTTTCCAGCCGCACGCGCTTGACGAGCATCGTGCGACCGTCTGCGAGTGTGATTTCACGCGGGGCCGTGGCTGCCCGCCATGTCGCCAGTCTATCCGTCACATTTTCCTCCTATGTGACAGGGGCCGGTTGCCCGGCCCCTTCTTCGTTGCGTCCGCTTAGCTGGTCGGCAGGGCGGTCGTGGCCTCGTGCTGGATAATCTTGACAACGCCATTAGAGCCGTCGTCAAGACACTGCACATCCACGGAATTGACAAACCAGTTTTCATCAGAGAGGTCGATGCCGCCCCAGCCCGTCACCTTGCACTTGGGGAGCAGGACGTGGACATCGCCGCCGGCCTCGTCGCGGGCCAAGCCGTAAATCTTGAAGTAGGGCATGACATCGCCCGCGTTCAATTGCAGCGTCGTCAACTCATTCGGCGTCGTGCCGGACTGGCTGAGCGTCTTGCCGAACATGATCGCCACGGCCGCGCTACTGTAGCCACCGGCCGAAAGCGCCGCCGTGCCGCCCGACAGGCTGCCCATACTGACTTTAATCACGTCATCGCCGCGCAATTCCGCCGAGCTAAAGGTCGGAGAAAACGTCAACGTCTGCGCCGCGTCAAGGTCTTCTTGCACCGTCCCGCCGATGTTCGTCACCTTCAGGTCGCGCAAGCCGTACAGAAACTTACCGTATGTCTCGTTTGCCATGCTTCACCTAACGTCCTTGCTTGGCCTGGTTAGCCCAGGCCCGCACTTCTTCACGACTCGCGCCCGACGATGCCGCCAGCCGCTCAATTCCTTCGTCGTCCAGCGCCGCCAACTGCCGCGCCTCAGTCACACCCAGCGCGGCCAACTCAGGCGCCCGCTTGCCGCCGACGATGTTGGACACCGTTACCTCTGGCGCAGTCGGCGCGGGGGCGTCGGCTTCGGGGATAATGATGTTTTTCGGCTCTACGCCCATCGCCTCAGCCAGCGCCTTGCGGCCCGCCACTGACAGGCCGGGGGCCAGAGAGAAGCGGCCCCGCGGCTCGGTCAGCAGCCCGGCGGCCGTCTCAATGTCCACCTCGGTCATAAAGCCGTTGGCCGCGCTCCATTCGTATTCCCCAATGGTGTGAACCACCGGGCCGGGCAACCGCCGAACGCCAACCATCTGTTTCTTGTCGGTCATTAGCTCACCCCCAGCCGCAGCGCGGCGAATGTCGTATTGGTCGTCGCGTCCCAGTCGATATGAATCGTCCCGTCCGACTGCATGTAGCGGTCGCTAAACGGGCCGATGAAGGGGTCGGTGTTCTCTGCCACGGTGACGGTGCGCGACGTGATGACCCGGCCCTCAAACGTCTCACCCACTTTCACCGTCAGCACCCGCGCCCCGGTCGTCTGCTTGACATGGAGAAACATGTCTTTCGACCAGGGAATTGCGTGCCCGTCGGCGTGGGCGTTGGCGTAGGTCGGGGCCAGCCCGCCCGGTACAACCAGCTCCACTGTCTTAGATTGTCTTGCCATTGCATCTATCCTCGATACCGCGCCACCTGGTAGCGGCTGCGGTGCATGTAAGCCAATATCGCGTCGTCGTACTGGTCGCTCACGTCATCGATGTGGCGCACCTCATACGAACCGTCACCGATGTAACGCCGGTGCAGTACCACTCGCGCCCGTTCGGCCGCTTCGTCAATCGTCGCGTAGCCGGCGTGGTCGTAGAAGAACACCACCACGAAGGCGCGGTCATAAATCCCTTGCGGCCCGTCGGTCGCCGTCGTCTCGTTGCGAACCAGCGCCGACGGCCGCACCCGCCCGTATTCGTCGAACGGGTGGGGCGCGTCCATCCCCGGCGTTAGCTGGGCGTTGGTGTAGATACCACCCGCCAGCAGCGCCGTGAGCGGGCCGTCGGCTTTCAGGGCGTTGGCTATGGCCGTCTTGGGGTTTGTCGTCATTTACCCGGCCCTGTCCATTAACCCGGCCATGCCGCGCATAAGCACCCAGCCTTCCCTCATGACCGTTGGGCCGATGATGGCATAACGGCCGCCATTGGAGAGTTCCAGGTATTTGCCATAGGGGACGCCGTGCGAAAACACAAGCGCCACTTTTTGGTCGTCCTGCTCCACCTCCGCCAATAACTGCCGCCGTGCCGCGCCGGTGCGGTCTTGCCACGGCGCTTCCTGTTTCATCTGGCTACGGATTCTGTCGGCCTGGCGTTCCAGATACGGCACAAGCGCATGGGTCTTTACCCGTTCGCCCGTCTTGGCGATGGCACGGCCGAGGTCGTCCGGGTCGCGCTTCCAGTCAATCCGAACGCGCATCCCGCTCATTGCAGCGACCTCACTTGAGCCACCGTAGCAACGTGGCGCTGCGGCATGACGGCCACCACTTCGTATTGGACACCATCATGGGTAAACCTATCGCGGGCGCGGATGTTCATCCACGGCGCACCGACAACGCGAATTGACGTTTGCGCCGATTCCGTGCCCGCGCCCGACGACGTGCCCGCGCCGCTGCCGTAGAGCCGGGCGTTCTGCGCCGCGATGACCTGCGTGCCGCGAATGAGGGCAATTGAGACGGTCAGGCCACTGCCCGCGCCGGTGATGTCCAGCGCGTCGGCCCGCATCTGGTCGCGCTCAACTGTACTCAGTATCACCGTTCGCCTCGCTGTAAGCATCGACGCGCCGGAGTGACCCGACGACGACCGACGCCGTGGCGCCGCTCGAACCGTAGCGCCGCCGCCAGTCGGCGGCCTGCTCCCGGTACTGGCGGGCGATGTCGCTGCGACTGATGGACAGGTCGCCGCTGGTGAAGTTCGGGTGACGCGACCAGGCCGACGCCAGCGCCTCGAACCCGGCCGCCACCGCCCGACGCCAATCCCCCTCTAGCGCGATCAATTCCTCAATTTCGCTATCGGTAAAATTGGCGTCACCCGGCAGCGGCCCGGCAGCAACCGTTGTATCCCGCAGCCAGAAGCGCACGCGGGATACATCATCGGTCATTGCGTAGGCGTAGGTTACGGTCATCGGCTGCCCTTTCTTGGCGTCGTCTTGGGCGCGGGTTGCACCTTCGCAGCCGGCGCGGGGGATTCCGTTACGTTCGTTTCCACTACCCCCGCGCCCGCCTCGGCGGCCGTTGCGAACCACTCGCCGCTATCCAGCATGGCCCGGCGTTGGGCCTGCCCATAGGCGTAGCCCTCCTGTCCGTCCTTGCCGTAAAGCCTGATAGGTTCACTCATACGTCACTCCGTTCGCTACGGGGCGGGGGTTAGCCCGCCCCCGTAGCCTATGAGGAGGTCAAACCGTACTAGGCGGCCGTGCCGTCGGCCCAGTTGGCATTGTTGACGTAGCGCGGCGTGCCGTTCGTCCGGTCGCCAACACCCACGCCGAAGCGCGTCTGAATCATGAGGTTCTGCACCGGCGTGATGCCGGGCATGAGGCTGTCGCGCACAATCAGCGCACGCGGGGCGCGTTCACCTTCCGGCAACCGCACGCGCAACGGGTTACGCATGTTGTTCGGGCCGTAGCTCTTAAAGCCGAAGCCGTAGTACTGCGGGATACCCGGCACAACCCACACACGAAAGCCGCTGATAGCGCCGATGGGCCGCTTGCCGTCGATGGCCGCGCCGGTGAAGGTGGTGACGGCCGTCAAGGCCGACTGATTGATAAGCTGCTCATTGACTGACACGAAACCAGTCAGGCCGCTTACCGTCGATTCGTCCGACGGGCCGATGAGGAACTCATACGGAGCCTCATGGCCGTGTTCGCGCAGTTCGGCGGCGGCGTCGGTAAAGACGGCTGCGGTGAACGCGCCGCCGGCGATGGCGACGTAGTGCTCATGGTCGGAAGTGAATGTGGCGCCGCCGTAAGAGGGCGGGGTAAAGTCAACGCCGGTCGAGGCCGCGGCCGTCGCAAAGCCGGGCGAAAGTCCGGTGGCGCTGAGGCCGTTGACGCTGCCCGATTCATCGCCGCGCTTCAAGAGGCGCTGCAAGAGGGCCATGCGCCAGCGGTTGCGAACGGCGTCAAGGCCCATGAGCAAGTCGGCTTCGATGTCGGTCAAACGGGCGTCTTCCAGATAGTCGGCCGTCCAGCCCAGCATGTGATCCCACTTACGGAAGGGGAGCATGTGCCCGGCCAGCGCGGCGCGTTCCGGGTCAGGGCGGCCATACTCGGTATGGGCCACCATCGTACCGGTGTTGCCGATGGCGTAGCGCGTTTCGATCTGGTCGGTGTAGCTGACCAGCATCGACCAAAACGGGTCACTCGCCATGCCGGAATTGAAGCCGCCCAGCATCGTCTCGGCCATGCCGACAATCTGGGCATAGGTCGCGCCGTCGCGCAGCCGGTATTTCTCCAGCAGCGTAGCGTCGATACCCGTCAGGATTACATTGTCTTTCGTGTCACGGTTGCCCCATGCCATTGTTGTCACTTACTCCTTAAGCCAGGGCCACCGGCTGCGGGTGGACAAAGAGCTTTGTGGCCGTCTCGGCGTAGCCGATGATAAAGCTCTTCGTGCCGGCGGTCTCTGAGTACTCGCCCGCCGTGTCGCTGATATAAATGGCCGTGCCGGGCGTGGCGTCTACCAACACCTCGCACGGGCCAAACAGAAGCACGTCCACCGGTTCGGTATCCGCGCCGGAATTGAGAGCAATTCCGGCAAACAGGACGACCGCCGACGCGGCCGCCGGGTCCCACTTCCCATCCGATTTCAGGGTGACGATTTCGCCCGCCTCAGTCGTTGCCCCTAACGTGCCCTTGCGGATAATCGTCCGCGGGTCGCTGGGTACGACAAGGGCGCGAACGTCGGTCAGAGTAGACTTACGTCCAAAAGCCATTGTCTTTACCTCTTAATCACTTTCGCCAGTTGAGCGCGGTCGATGTGCCGAGCGTCAAGCCCCCACCGCGCCGCGTACTCGTTCACTTCGTCTTCTGTTACCACTGCCGGTGTCCCATTGCCCCCCGCGCGGCCGTCGAGCGGCGGCGGGGTGGGGCGACTGAATACGGCCGCATTGGCGTCTAGCCACGCGGCCAGCTTCAGCGCGTCGTCATACTCCGGCACTAGCGACCGCATGTGCTCAGGGATGGCCGCGATGCGCCGCTCGTTGGCCGCCTGGGCCTGAGCGGTGATAGCGTCTAGCCGTTCCTGGAGCGCGTCGGCCGCGTCGGCTTTCGCCTTAGCAGACTGGTACAATTCCTTGTACTTGCCTTGCTCGGCCATTGCGGCCGTCTCGGCGTCGGTCTTGGCTTTCTCCGTCTGGCGCAATTTCGTGCGATAGCTGGCGGCCTCCTTGCGGGCGGCTTCCAACTCGGCGCGTAGTTGCTCAGGGGAGAGGGCTTGCGCGTGTTCGCTATTCGTCTGTTCGGGTTCCATCTGCTGTCCGTCTGCCGCCTGGGCTTCGGGTGTGGCCGCCGGGGCCGGGGTTGTGTCACTCATTGTGTGCTCCTGGCACTGTCCTAGAAACGCGAAGGGGCGACACTTTCAGGTCGCCCCGCGTCAAGCCGAGCTATCCTATCTAGTGCCGCCCCGTAATTAACCGAGCGTTATGCAGTTGTGCGCGGGCGATATTGCCCACTTGGTTATAGTTTAATCTTTATGTTGTAGAAATGCAATAGGCGCACAAAAGAGGAGCGCCGCGTTGGAGCCAGGGTCACGCGGCGCTAATACAGAGGGATGGGGAGGAGTTGAAACCAGTCTGTCTAATTCGTGCCGTCAACAGTCTAGCATGGCGCGGCGGCCGTGTCAACGGGTTAGCGCTGCCGCGTCGGGACTG